CTGTACAAATTGTGGAGGAAATGGAGGAAACGGAACTGTAGATGCAAGTGGAAATTCAGTTGTTAATAATGGTAATAACAACGGTAATAATAACAACGGTAATAATAACAACGGTAATAATGATAAAAATACACCAGTTTCCGATGCATATAATAAAACATTGGATACAGCAAGTGATTTATTAAAGTCAGGTGGTTCTGGTACTAAAGATGTTATTCAAGATACAGCTAGCGGTGTTGGTAATTTTGCTAGAGACAGTGCTAGTGGTGTTGGTAATTTTGCCAAAGATGCCGCTGGTAATACAGTTGATTTGGGAAAAGAAGTTGTAGGTGAATCAGTTGGATTAGGTAAGGATATTGTAGGTGGATCAGTTGGATTAGGTAAGGAAATTGTAGGTGGAACAGTTGGATTAGGTAAGGATATTGTAGGCGGAACAGCAGATTTTGTAACAGGACTTGGTTCAGGCGCAGCTGATGTTTTAAAGAGTGGTCAAAATAATAACATAAATCAAAATTATGGAAGTTCTTTGATTGGAGGTCAAAATCAAATGAATCAAACAGTTGGTGGACAAATGAATCAAACAGTCGGCCAAACTGGTCCAACTGACCCATATACATATAACGGTAAACTTCAAAAAAGACCTCCTTCAAATTTCATTCCTAGAACAGCTAATTTCAGTGCATTTGCAAAGTAATTCGTTTAAATAGAATATAAATATTTTTCGTATATTATAATAGGAAAAATATGGATTGGAATAATATAAATAGTGTATTAAATAGAACAAATACAGAGGAAACTATTTGTAATTTATTATTATCATTCGATAAATACTATAATGATATAAATTTTAAAAAAGGTTTTTATATATACGGTACTCCCGGAAGTGGCAAAACAAAATTTGTCGAAAAATTATTAACTAAAATGGATTATGATATAGTAAAATATGATGCTAGTGATATTCGTAATAAAAATTTGATAGAGACTATTAATTCAAATAATATATCAAATTACAATGTACTGGATATGATGAAAAATAAAAAGAAAAAAATAGCTATTGTAATGGATGAAATAGATGGAATGAATAGTGGCGATAAAGGAGGAATTGCAGCTCTAATAAAATTAATTCGACAAAAAAAAACAAAAAAACAAAAGTTAGAAAGTATTACATTAAATCCAATATTTTGTATAGGTAATCATCTATATGATAAAAAAATAAGAGAGTTAATGAAAGTATGCAATGTCTTTGAATTAAAAACACCAACAAACGAAGAATGTAAATATTTTTTAAGAAATATGATTAGTAATGAAAAATTATATAATCCATTTTGTAATTTTATTCAAGGTGACTTACGTAAAATAGAACTACTAGTAAGAATACAATCTTCAAATAAGGATTTATTGAACGAATCATTTCTACACAATGTTTTACATGCAAAATGTAATAATGAAAATGCTAAAAATATTACAGCGTTATTATTTAAAGAAAAATACAATTTGGAACAACATAATAATTTTATAAATGAAAATGATAGAACTATTGTCTCCTTATTGTGGCATGAAAATGTAATAGATCATATAGAACTTAATAAATATAAAAATCAACATAATTTGTATATTAAATTTCTGGATATAATATGTTATGCTGATTATGTAGATAGAATTACATTTCAAAATCAAATATGGCAATTTAACGAAATGAGCTCTTTAATAAAGTCATTTTACTGCAATAAAATATATCATGATAATTTTAATAATAGTAATATGAAAATAATGGATGAGATAAGATTTACAAAGGTTCTTACAAAATATTCTACAGAATATAATAATCAATTATTCATTTTTAATCTTAGTCAACAAATGAATATGGATAAAAAGGATATGTTATCTTTTTTTCAAGAATTTAGATTACATGTAGGAGATGATGTTCATGAAAAAGTAAACATTATTGAAAATATATTTGAAAGTCTTACAATTAATAAATTAGATGTTAAAAGAATATTTCGATTTTTAGATAAAAATGTTAAAAAAGAAACTGAAACGTTATTACTGGACTAATTTAGTTGTTGAATTTCATTTTCTAATTTTTTAACTGTATTTTGTAGTTCTATTATAAAATTTTTCATTTTTTCCATTTCTTGTGACTGCGAATTTAGTAATATCATTGCAGTTTCAAGAGTTAATTCTTCTGGATTTTCTTTTCCAGGTAATTTTACCATAATTTTGTTTCCTCCGTTATTTGCATTTTCTTGCATCATTTTTTTTCTTTTTTCATCTATTTCTGCAATTTGTTTTAATACGTCAGGTTTCATATTTGGTAAACCTGGTTCATATTTAACCAATAGTTCATCAATATCTTTAAGGAAAAAATCTTTTATATTTTTTTCATGTTCAAATTTTATAAAATTATCTACTGATTTTTCAGATACTTTTGTAAATTGTGGATTTGGATTTTCAAGTAATTTCTTTTTATCAAATGTATTATGATTATGTGAAAAAACAAGGATAGTTTTTAATGGATTTAATTGTACAAATGGAATAGTATATTCATGTAGAAATTCTCGTTCTTCCGCTAAAGATGCAGTCTCATTATATTTAGTAATATTTAAAAGTTCTTTTCGAAATGCAAATGTACCTGCTGTTGCATGATTCGGTCCATATGGACCCATTTGATACATACTAGTAATATGTTTAAAATAAACATATAATTCACTTGAACCGCAGCATAATGCGTTTCTATTTTTTTGTAATACTTCAACTGCATGTGATACTCTTTCCGGTGGATAATAATCATCATCATCCATATATACAATTATAGAACCAGATGTTTTAGAATGCATAAAATTTCTTTTTGCACCTAGTGTCATTTTATCTTTTAATGGAAAATATTTGATTTGATGAATTTCTGATTTATCAATCAAATCTTGAATTTTGTCAGTTCCATCATCAATTATTATCCATTCCATTCTATCTTTGGGATACGTTTGATTTTTAAAACATTCAAACATAATTGGTATAAACGGACGTCGGTTGAATGTTGGAGTACAAATACTAACAAATGGATTTACTTTTACTTTTGATGTTTTTTTTGTTTTTCCCATATAAAATTATGTAATATACCTTTTTACATAATTTTATTTACTATAAATAATTATACAGGGTTTTTTAACATATTTTGCAACTTATTAATTTTTTCTAATATTGGGATATTTTCGTTCGCTAAATCACAATCATATCCATCACCATACATTGCATATTCATCAATATCTTCATATGCTCCTGATGAGCCGAAACTAAATCCAGACATTGATTTTAACATGTTGATTATTTTATTAAAAAGTATATAAAATAGCGGTGGTAAAAATAATGTAATACCTATTAATCCCCATTTTAAAACTTCACTACTTAATGAAACAATATTGTAATAGTTGTTAATAGCAAGAAGTGGAATACTTACCAATAATATATTTACAAATGTTTTTACAGAAATAGAAATGGAATTTAAAATCTTCTGAAAGAATGATTCACAATTTTCGTTATTTTTACATGTTTCTTCAGAAGCACCTGTAATAAATGTATTTACTTTATCTAAGTTTTCAAGTAATGATTTAAAACTGAATTTTGGATACATTGCCATCGCAAAAAGTGAATAACTTAATATGAAATAAAATAGATAAATGCAAATATATGGATATAAAAATCCAGTAATCAACATCTGAATAATAAAAACTAATAATCTTCCAAACATTTTACCCCATGATTCAGCGGTTTTAACAATAACACTCTTGTTACCAGTTGGTATTTCATCTTCTTCAGAACCTGTAAATATTGCTCCAATTATGGATATAACCAATAACACTAATAAAATAAAACTTTTATCTTTACCTTGTGATAATCCAAGCATCCAATCTTTCAACCATGAACTGTTTCCTTGTAATATATATTCTTTCATATATGGAATTGAATTAAACATTGTAATATCTGAAGAGAATCCAGATAATAGTATTAAAAATATAATTATCCACTGTAAAGATGGACTTGAAATGAATTTATTCAAATATACTGGAATACTATTACATTGAGGGTCATTACAAGTAAAAAACAAATCAATATATTTTAAAGGAGTAACATAGTATTCTAAAATAAATTTGTAGGCTTTACTAGAAGGTGATTTTCCAAAATTTTCACTAAATATTGGAACAGTTGGTATAATTTTATCATTTTCCTTATAACACCATGTAAAAAACCAGTTGTATGTCATGAAAATTATAAGACATAGAAATATTGCATTATATATTTCAGATATAACAGTTTTTTTATCTTTATCTGGCGGAGGAGAAGCGTACATTTTTCTTTCAACAACTGTATTATGAGATTCCACAATTCTATCACAGATACCAATACCTAATTTTTTAATTATATAATCAATACAAACATATGGAAGAGTGTTAATATTAGGTATAATTTCTAGTAAATTTATGTTAAAAAAATTATTTCTATATAATTCTTTTTTTTGAACATTGGTAATACTCTCAATATCGTTATCCGCTGTATCGCGTTGTATATCAAAAGTTTCATCTTTATTTGCTTTTATAATTTTCCATGAAAAACTATCTCCTTTTTTTCTTACAAATTCTCCTTCATAAAATACCGTTTTATTAACATCATCACATCTTTTATCATTATATTTTTCATTTTCCGAAGATGCATCTGATTTGCTTTTTGAAAAACCTAATTTTTCTAATTCTTTTTCAAATTCTTTATCTGCAAAATCCTTTTTTTTCCTTGGTGTTTTAATAGACGTTTCAAATCCTTCGCTAAAATGCACACGTTTTTGAGAAGTAAATAGTTCTTTTTCGTAAATATTTTCAAGTGTAGGTAATTTTGTGAATCCTTTGCTTTTTTCATTTATTTTTTTAATTTTCTCCTTAATTTTATTAATAGAAAACCAATTTTGCTCATCAGGAACTGTTCGTTCTAAACTCCTTATAGATTCTGCAAATGTCCTATTTTTTTTCCATTGGGTTGTGTCACTCATATATTAACATACTATAATATTATCGTGCATATAATAAACCGCAATTACCACCAACGAATGATAATACATTGTATCTTTCCTCGAATAATGTCATATTGTAATTGTATTCAAATAAGCGCCAATTTTGTTTATTTACACCTATAACATTTCCATTACCATCACATATTGTATCATAGCTAGAATTTGTATCAAACTGAGGAACATAAGTAGATAATTCCAACTCAATTGACTTAAATTTACTCATATTAATAGCACCTGAAGGTTGATATTCTAATGGGTCGGTATTTAAACAAAAATTGTAACAATACAATCCTTCTTTTGCACATCCCTGAGTACGGGTATATTTTTCAACATAATCAAATACTTCACGTGTTAATGTATTTTCTCTATATTCACCATTTAATAAAATACCCATTGTATGTAAAATATGTTTTTGGTTTTCAACACTATATTTACCAGAAACAAAGAAACCAGTATTTCTACCATTTGGTTGACGACCTGGACCATATGTAATACCTTTATTTTCTAATTCGGTTTGATAATCTGGATATATTTCTTGAGATGCCGGAATAATATCTAAAGGTGGATTTTCATAGGGCCAATTAGTATAATTACTCCATTCATTTCTGAAATTAACATCATTTCTTTGTAGAAAAAACATCCAATTTGAAACCATTCCACTAGAAGATGTTAGTTTAATTCTTTTTGTTCCAGTAACATTTTCAAAATTATATCTAAATACATCTTTTATTAAATATACCTGTTCTTTTGAAGCAAATATTTGTGCTTCATCTTTTGATAAAAAACAATATGTAGATAGTAAGTGAACATCAGCATTCCATGTACTTATTGTGGATTCATAATTTTCCTCATCTATTATAATAGATGGCGGAGTTTGTAAAAATCTATATAATTGAAATTCGCTTCTATTAAAATCTGGTTGAACATATGGAAAATTATTTCCATTATCAAAAACATCTCGTACTTTGAAAAGTTCTCTTATTGAACGAAGTGTAACAGTTATTTCAAGCTCGTTATATTGCAACGAAACAAGGGGAAACGCACATCTACTATCTAATGTAAACCATGTATTGATAGGTATATGTAATGTTCTTCCTCTTATAGAAGGTTCAGAACCTGCGGCATCTTGTTCAAAATAGGCACATGGATAACAATTTGCTCTACCCAATGAAGCAGCTGGATTATTTAATTCATCAATGTTTCCACTCATATTATCAAATAGTTTCTTTTTTTCACTTGAGAAATCTCTTTCTACCATTGCAGCTAAATATTCACCTGTATACTTTTGTAATGTAACACTCCCACAATTTATTGTTACTTCTTTTATCATGTTAGTTCCAATATTTTTAATCCATCGGAAGTCATATGGTGCCCATAAATTACCAGTGTGTACATTAGGATGATGAATTGGACTCCATATATCAGGTAGATTTACAACTAAATAAGTATCCATTAATAATTCAGCATATCTTTTCACTTTAAATTTGAAAGTTGATTCTTCATTTAATCTAAGATCACGACTACCTTCATAGTCTAATCTAAATTTTTGTAATCCAAAATTAGTATATTTTGAATAAGTTACATTAAAAAATGTTTTTGTGGGATTTCCCGTCAATATTATATTGTTATTTCCCTCTGATACTATATTTAGCAATCCGCCGGCCATTATATTATATTATATGATTATAATTTATATTTATTTATATTATAATGAGTATTTGGAAAAAAGTATTAATTTTATTGATAGTTATTATTACAATATCTATATTAATTATGTTATATAGACAAAGGTTAAACATTAGTAAAATATATGAAAATATGGAAACAGAAGAGGAAGAGGAAGTTTATACAGGTGAAAATGATGATATTAGTAGTGCTCAACATAGCGAATTTAAATCCATTGAGAAAACTGATATAATGAGTGTAGGTAATTTTATTCCTCCCAAAAAATTAGAATTAAGGGATTGTTGTATTAAATCTTCCTGTAATTCGGCATTTACTGGAAACTATATGAATCTAGACATGATTGAACATGTTCTAATTAGAGGATGTCGATTTTTGGATTTTGAAATTTATTCTATTGATGGACATGCATACGTTGGATATTCTTCAGATAGTTCTATTATTAATATTGATTCAATAAATAAAATACCAATTAATGATGTTTTTAAAGCTGTTAATAATAATAGTTTTCAAGCCCCTGTATCTAATTCCGATGATCCTATGTTTATTCATTTACGCATAAAGACTAATAATACAAATCTGTATAAATTAGTTGCAGAGGCAATAAACAATAATTTTAGCAATAGGCTTCATAGAGGCCAAGTAACTGGCTCTTCAAAAATAGATGATTTAAGAGGACAATATGTAGTAATTGTTGATAAGAGTGCTGCGCCGGATTATGACAAATATCCTGATTGTGAAATTGAAGAACCATGTATGAATTTGAAAAATTTTTCTGTTATGGAAAGTGGTGGCGATATACTTCGTTCTGTAAGATATTTGAATATAATTAATCAGGAAACAACACCACCAAATATAAGGGATGATTCTATAACAACAGATAGTACTATTTTAAAGATGGTTCTCCCTGATATAGGTACAAACTTTTACGGTGTTATGAATAATCCGAAATCAGATGTGTTAATACAAGATTACGGAGTTCAAATTATATGTTATAATTTCTACAATGATGATGAGGAATTAATAAAATATGAAAAAATGTTTGGAGAACTTAAAGCAGGTATTGTTCCTTTAGCCAAAGCTATATTGTATGTAAAAACTCAAGAATAGATTTATTATATAATTAATTTATATAATGAAGAATAAATTTAATACCGAAATTTGTGATAATAATATGAGCTTTCAAGAATGTGAATTAGCAATATTACGTCAAGCTGTCGATGAAGTTGATAAATTATCTTCTTCAAAAATAGCACAAAATGAGGATATTAAAAAAATGATTAATATTGTTGAAGATTTCTTACAAAAAAAGAAGTGTATATGTTACGGTGGAACTGCTATTAATAATATATTACCAAAACAGGCACAATTTTATAATAGAGATTTGGAAATACCTGATTATGATTTTTATTCTACTACTCCTGTTGAAGATGCAAAAGAATTGGCAGATATTTATCATGAAAATGGATTTTTGGAGATTGAAGCAAAATCGGGTGTACATCATGGAACATATAAAGTCTTCGTAAATTTTATTCCTATTGCCGATATTACATATTTGCATCCAATATTATTCAAAAATATTTCAAAAGAGGCAATAAGTGTAGCAGGTATTTTATACGCTCCACCTAATTTTTTAAGAATGAATATGTTTATAGAATTATCCAGACCATCGGGAGATGTATCCAGATGGGAAAAGATTCTAAAAAGATTGACATTGTTAAATAAACATCATCCTATGAAAATTAAAGACTGTTCAAAAATAGATTTTCAAAGAAAAATGGAGTCATACACCGATTATTCGGAGAATCTGTACCTAGTTTTAAGAGAAATTTTTGTAAATCAAGATGTAGTATTTTTAGGTGGATATGCAACACGTATGTATGGTAAATATTCAGGTGATATTAATAGTATTATAAAAAAAGTACCAGATTTTGATGTTATTTCAGAAGACCCTGATAGAACAGCTATGATAATTATTGAACGTTTACATTCAATGGGATTCAAAAAAGCAATATCAATAAAACACGATGCAATTGGTGAAGTCATTCCTGCTGCAGTCGAAGTAAGAATTGCTGGAAAAGAAACATTAGCTTTTATTTATCAACCAATTGCTTGTCATAGTTACAATGAAGTTAAAGTTAATGATTTGAGTATTAAAGTAGCAACAATTGATACTATGTTAAATTTTTACTTGGCATTTTATTATTCAAATAAACCATATCATGTGAGTTCTCGAGTATTATGTATGGCTAATTTTCTATTTCAAGTAGAAAATAGAAATAGACTTGAACAAAAAGGTCCTCTAAAACGATTTAGTATTGACTGTTATGGTACTCAACCAACTATGGAAAGTATTCGAGCGGAAAAGATTGAGAAATTCAAAGAATTAAAGGATAAAAGAGGAACAAAGGAATACGATGAATGGTTTTTAAAATATGGTTATTCAAGTGGAGAACTTATTGGAGAAAAGAAAAATAGTAAAAAAAATAAAAGTTTTAAAAAAAATAAAAAGAAAAATAAAAATAAAACTGTGAAATCCGGATTATTAAAAGAATTTGGTTCTTTATTTAATTAAATACCGTAATAAATATAATATTATAATTATATTTATGAATTTACCATTAGAGTTAGTTGATAAAATACTACAATACGATGGACGAATAAAGTATAGAAAAGGTGAATTTGTTAATGTTATACATCCAATAAATTTGAATTTTTACAGATTTATATTAAACCCTGTATTGAAAAAAAAAATTAATATACATATTGATTTAGAATGGCTAACAAATTTACCCAATGGTATAGTTGAAGCACACGAAAATGATGATGAGGGTCATAATATGCGATTTATTGATAATAAATATGTTTATACAAATAAATTTTATTTCGAATTTGAATTTGATAGTTTACCTGGTGTTGGACTATGTTATGATTATTATTGGGGTACAAGTTTTTTTGAAATATGTTATTATGATTTAAGAGATATCAATAAATTGAAACAAATAAGAACAACTATTCATTAAAATTATTTAAATAATAATCATTATTAATATTTAAATGAATGCGATAAAGAAAAATTATTCATATGTTCTGAAGTCGATTAAAAAGGATTTAACGTTAACTAATAACTTAACTAGACTGAAAAATAAGACATTTATTGTATCAGGAGGTACACGAGGTATTGGATATAATATTGCACAGAAATTGGCAGAAAATGGAGCAAATGTAACTATCGTAGGAAAAACAAAGGAAGAACATCCAAAATTGGAAGGAACTATATTTACATCCGCTGAAAATATATGTAATCATGTAAATTCATTTAAATGTATAGGAATTCCTTGTGATATTCGAAATCCAAAAGAAATAACCCATGTTATGAATGAAACAATAGATGTATTTGGTTCTATTGATGGTGTAATATTGAATGCAAGTGCATTATGTTTGAATAATACATTAAATCAAACAGAAAAAGAAGTGGATTTAATGTCATCTGTTAATATTAACGGTACATATTTATTTGGACAAATGTTTTTAAAATATATTAAGGATTATAAAGGTCATGTATTAATAATTGCTCCACCAATTGAGATGTTATATACAGATGAATGGTGGGTAAATCACATGTATTATAGTATGTCAAAATTTAATATGACATTAATGGCAAAATATTGGAATAAAGAATTTCCAAATATAGGAGTAAATACATTATGGCCAAGAACAACAATTAATACAGCACCTGTAAAAAATCTATTAGGTGGTGAAGAAATGATGAATATATCTAGAAAAACAGATATTATGGGCGATGCTGCAAAATATATACTATCAAGTGAACCACTTGAATGTACGGGTAAAAATTTTATAGATGATGAAGTTTTAGCATCACTTGATATTGATATAGAAAAATATCGTGTAAATTCAGAAATTAAAGAGAAAGATTTAATGCCTGATTTTTTCTGTTAAAATGTTATTTAGTTTAATTTTTAAAAAGAAAATAATTAACCATTATAAATGTTACGTTTTATACTAATAATTTTTTATTTATTAGAAGTGACAAGTCTTCGCGTTTGCGTTGTAGGTGGTTCAAGTGCTCTTGGTAGGGAAATCATTTATCAGGGTTTAAATGATTTTAATTACCAAATGTTGGGTGTAACAGATTCTCCAGATAAGGTTTGTATTCCATATAGAGGTATTGGTTTAGATGATAAATCAAAAAAACAAAAAATTTTGAGTAATAAATTGAAGATAGTGCCATATTCTGAAAATCCTAAAAAATATGATGCAATTATATTCACAATTGGTGGTAGTGCATTTGAGAAATCAGACTATTCAGATAAGATTACAGAAAAATATTTAGAAAATATTTCAAAAACATGTAAATCTATAGTTCTTATAAGTGCTTATGGTGTAGGAAATTCTATTAAAAATGCAAATTTTGGTATAGTTTCTATGAGGAATTGGTATTTAAAAGATGTATACAGAGCTAAAGAGCGACAAGAGGAATTAATTAATAATTTTGAAATGAAAAATATTAATAAAAAAATATATAGACCTAAAGTGCTTTCATATGGAGAAACTTCATTCGAATCAACATCTCGTCAAGAATTAGCAAAAGAAATTCTCAATAATCTTTTTTTGTAATTATATATAAATGCCAACACCAAGAGATATGGAATTATATGATGAAATAAAACAACAGGTTATGAACGATATACCAAAACATAGTGCATATAGAAGTGGAATAATTGTACAAAAATATAAGGAAGCATTTAAAGATAAACATCCAAAAAAACAGCCTTACATTGGTAAAAAAACACAAAAGGTAGGCTTAGCAAGATGGTTTAAAGAAGAATGGAAAAATCAAAGAGGAAATATTGGATATAAATACAAATCTGATGTATATCGTCCCACTAAACGAATTACGAGAAAAACACCCATCACATTTAATGAATTAAATAAGAAAGAAATTAAACATGCACGTACTGAAAAATATAGAACTGGACATATTAATCGATTTAAAAGAGGAGGTAAATGGAGTAAAAAATATAAAAAAAGTATAGATTGCAATAGTCCAAAAGGTTTTTCACAAAAACAACATTGCAAATATGGTCGATAATAACTTAATTACTAATACCCATCATAACTAATATAGGTGTAGGTCTAATAGATGATTCTCCTGTTGAATTATACAAGCTTACATTACCACCGACAATAGGAATATTATATGTTTTACATCCAGCATTTAATGTTTCAATAGTATTTTTAAAATCCTGCATGCACTGTTTAGGATCTCCAAAATTCAAACAATTCACAATACATAATGGTTTTATTCCTTCAAATAATTTCATATTATTATAACATTCATCAAATGATTCACCCCATGTTAAAACTAATTGCTTATTAACTTCATGTATATTTAAAACGGAATAACTACCTGGTTTATCTGGTCCTTTTAGTGTTCTATTTCCAATTGTACTGTCATAACATTCCCATAAACTTGGATAACGAATTTTGTCTGCAGGAATTAAGTGATTTTCCTGTTTAAAATTAGAGAGAGATACATTTGTATAATCATGAACATCATTAAAACAAAACATGTAATTGGAATATAGTAGTTCTTTATCATTGTATACATTATATTTACTATTTAGTGTAGTTTCTCCTATAACACTATGTTCTAAATCCCAGTTATTAAATATTTCAAAAATTCTATCTACATTTGATTCTTTACATACAATCAACATACGTTCTTGAGACTCAGATATTAGAATATTTTGTTGTTCCATTTCATATTTAACTGGTACTTTATTGAGATATATATTACATCCAAGGTCTAAATTTGTTTTTTCTCTTCCTCGTTTTACTACTTCTAATGTTGCACACAATAGTCCACCTGCACCCATATCTTGCATACCTTCTGCTAATTTTAATTCTGAAATTTCACAACATGCTTCAACTAGCAACTTTTCTAAGAATGGGTCACTTTTTTGTATATTTTTTTTTAAACTTTCTGCATTCATATCTTTATTAAATACATTAGATGCCATTGCTGCACCGTTAATACCTTCATTTCCAGTTTTACTACCTACATAAATTAACAAACTTTTATCACTCAAAGCATTACCGTAAATAATATTGTTTTTTTTGACAATTCCAAGGCATGCTATATTTACTAATGGATTTTTATTATAACTTTCATGCATATACAAGTCTCCACCTATATTTGGAACACCTATACAATTTCCGTAATATGATATACCTTTTATAGCTCTTTCTAATAAATAATTAGAATGTTCATCATCATTACCAAATCTGAGAAAATCTAAAATACCAATTGGTCTAGCACCCATTGTAAAAATATCTCTTAATATTCCTCCTACACCAGTTGCAGCACCTTCAAAAGGGTCTATAAAAGTAGGGTGATTATGACTTTCAATTCGAATGGCTATACAATATTCTGTGCCATCTTCTGATTTACCAATATCTACAATTCCTGCATTTTCACCAGGTCCTTGAACTACCCAATCAGCTTTTGTATGTAAATTTTTTAAATACCTCCTTGTAGTTTTATATGAAATATGTTCACTAAACATTAAATCTTTTATGCATTTATCGAATAATAAATGTGTTGACATTTTACTATCATTAAATAATAAATCAAATAATATATGTTTGAAATCATAATTATTTCTTTCAGGATGAGGCATCATTCCAAATATT